CTTTGGGTATGGGTGTGGAGGCCACCTCTTAAAGGTTGGCCGACCCCGAACAGTCCACAAGTGGACCACCGGACGTCGCTCAGCTCTTGGTAAGTCAACCGACTACCATAAGAGGCACGGCGCTAGAGGCTGCCGCCCAATCAGCCTATCTTTGGGATCTACCCAGTACCCCAAAGAGTCGGAATTGAGCAAGCGGTTTAACCCTTAACTTTCTTACGTCTAGGGCGAATGGTCTTAGGCAGAACTTCGTGAGTGTTAATAGTATGGACAAGCGCTTTTAGCGGGATGTCCGTAACACTTAAATCACGCATCTGATTAATTCCACGCACCATAGCCGTAAGGTGGTTAAGGATACCTGCCTTACTAGCTGCCATGGTCTTACTTGCTCTTGTCGATAGGGTAGCAAAAGGGTCAAGGAATAGCCTCACATCCAAATGTAACCATTGTTGGATGTCAGACGATTCCCGAACCTGATGCGCCTTATCGAACTCTATCTGCAATTCGGCGATATTTCTCCGAACTGCAGCCAGAGGCGGCAAGAGCAGTAGTCCTGATTGGGCATCCAGCTCCTTAGGAATCAAATCGAGATATTTCGGTAGTTCCAACTGGAACTGCTGAAGTCTCCCGAGTTGCTTCTTAATTGCTGTTTCCAACACCCTCGCCTTGCACTCATTTAGCCAAATCATCAATCGTTCATGAACGAGAGATGGTTGGGATAAATAATTACAAGACGCGATGGTGCCTCCCAGGATTAAACCTAAATTTATAGATTTAATCTTTCGGAGGTGGCCACTATCTTCTCTTGAAGGTAGTAGCCAGAACTTATAGGCCTTCTCAGCCAAGCGGGCACCATACCCGCCTGGAAGAAGAATGTCTATAAGTGCAGCAATCAAGCCCCGGGTCACCAGAGTGGCGGACCGAGGTAACCACCGGGCCTCTAGCTCCCTAAACCAGGTTGCCACTTCGTAATAAGAGAGAAATGTAACACATTTCTTCTCCTTTGAGAAGCGAACAGCCTCGAATAGAGAACCTAGAGGTGCCGGGGAGACCTCAAGACCACGGTGCATCCATCTCTTAGCAAATTCATATGTATCACCCGATACATGTGTTTTTGCATCAGAAACGTCTACACCTATCTGGCTAAGTAACGTACGGTACTCGGAAGCGACATCGTGGTGGTTAATCACGATATCGTCACCGAGTAAGGCGTACCGAGTGAACTGGACACCCAGTCCAGCCCGCTTGGCCGCCAACCGTACGAGTACATGGTGAGTGACTGCAAAAAGAGCCCAGGAGCTATACGCACCCATGGGTTGACCAACTGCGTATTGAACCACCCGTTCAATACCGTTGTGTTTCTCCCAGGGTACGCAGAACTTCTGGTTCTTGATGAGCCTCTCCCATGCGCCCGCATACTCTTTCGACGTAAGTTGAGCTAAGACCGCTACCTGTAACCCTACAGGGAAACGATCTGTCGCCGCGCTTAAATCGATAGAGTAATACGGACCCTTAGTCGATAGTGTGGCCTTGAAGGAACCTTGGTTAAACGTACAATCGCTCTTCAGCCCCTTCAGAAGACTCATAAGAGCCTTATGGAGAGGGTAAAGGGCCGACTGTAACGGATAACCAAGAATTCCTACAATCCGACACTTGGCTTCCTTGTCCTTGACCTTAGCAAGCTTCGCCATCCTTCCTTTCGGTTGGAGGTTGAACTTGTTAAGCCAAGCAAGGGGGCTAAAGAGCCGGAGGACACCAATCTGCTGGACTAACTCCTCGCCTCCCAGAATGCCCAGATCCCTTATCTGGTCTTCTGTGAGTAAAGAAGCGTCCTCGATTGATCCTATCAAGGCCTGCGCGTTCGGGCCAGATTTGGTTGTCACGTGCCAACTATCCCAAAGGATAGGAGGAAGACTCCAACCTAGCTCCCGAGTGACAGCTGCAAGGTCAAATCCTAAATTAGGATCTAATTGGACCTTACAGGCATCAACTACGGTAGACAGGTCGGGCTTCTTCTGGCCAGGCAGGAGTCGGCTCACATTGAGTAATGTGAGACCGGCCCTCACCTGGGCAGGAGCCCGTGACCGGAAAAGTTCACAGATGGGCTCCAGGGGGAGACCATCTTTGAGCTTTCCACCAAATCCTGGAATCGCATCCAACGGCTGACCCGCGAGGTATCGGGTGCAACATAGACGTAGGGCCTTGACCCACGCTATGGTGTCCACGGTACCCCGGGTGTCACACCGTTTGGATACGGTCCCAACCCACTCATGTACCATCCTATGATCAAGGCCAACTTTAAGATAGGCTCGGTCCAAGAAGATAATAATCTTCGTAAACAGAGTTAATCTTAAGTTAGTCATGGTTATAGTTTGGAGTGAGTCTGACCAACAAAAGAGGGATGATCACCGCCGTGGGGCCACGACGGATTCTCACCCACCTTCG